CCTCCTGGTCACCGGATCGATCGACAGCATCTCCGTCGGCACCCACACCCACCCCGTCATCGTCCGCGACGCCGAGGCCGGAGAGATCTGGCTTCGGGCGCGGCTGAGGAGCAAGCCATGATCGCAGGCCTCAAAGGCATCGAGCCCATCGGCGCCGCGGTGAAGATCGCGATCAAGGGGCCGCGCGGGTTCCCGGAGCAGCGCGACCGCTTCCACATCCGCGAGACGCACGAGAGCCCCGGCGGGGTCTGCAACGCTCACCCCTCGTTCGGCTTCTGGAACCAACCGCCGGACGACGCGATCGTCGGCGGCGTGGTCCAGACGAAGAGCGATGCCTACCAGAAGTTCGCCCGCTCCCGCCGGGTCATCCGCGGCGTGCTCATCGGCCCGTGGGGCGACACCGTCTGGGGCGACCTGCCCCGCAGCGACGGCATGTTCAGCCAGCTCTACCGGGCGCAGGTCCTCCCCGGTCACAAGCCGCCGCCCGGGAAGCGTCCGACGTGCTCAGGCGACGGCGTCCAGGCCCGCCGGTGGAGTGGCGAGAAGGGGCCGAGCGACTGGCGCACGATCCCCTGCGGCGGCGACGCCTGCCCGTTCCGTCAGCGCCCGCCGGGGGACAAGGAGAAGGCGCCGTGTAGCCCGTCGACGTCGCTCCTCTTCCGCCTCAGCTTCACTCCGGAGGTCATGGAGAGGTATCGCCCGCCCACGCCGGTGGTCCGGTTCTCGACCAACGCATGGGTCAGCGGCCGCGGGATCCTCGGCCTCAAGGAGTCGATGGACCGCGCCGCCAAAGACCTCGGGCTGGAGAGCTACAACCCCACCGGCTTCCGGTTCACGATGACGCTGGTTGAGCGCACCGGCGCCGGCACTCGCTACCCCGCGATCGACGTCTCGCCCGACGAGTCCGCCCACGACTTCCTCGCGTCGGCCTCGCGCCGGCTTCTGTCGCTCCAGACGCAGGTCCGGGGCATCACCGCAGACGATCACCTGACCATCGAAGGAGCCTGAGATGTCCAACCTTCCCCCCGAGCCCGGCGAGTCGCCGTTCGACGACGAGACCGCCCCGCCGCCGACGGTGCTGGCAGTCCACCGCCAGATCCCCCTCGTCGTCAGCGACAGCGCCGTCGACGTGGACGGCCTCAACGCCACGAGTTGGGCTCAGGACGCGGTCCCCGGCCGGCTCCGGGTCGACGTCAGGGTGCAGGCCCGCGTGGAGACGCGCGAGCACGCAGAGCGCGTGGAGAGCGTGCTCCCAGGGACCGTGGACTACTACGAGCGGCGGACGGAACGCGGAGGCGGCCAGACCCAGCGGAAGGAGTGGGCGACTGATCTTGACTGGCGGCTCTGCGAGGTCACCGAGACGGGCGACGTCGGAGAGGCGGTCGTGGGCTGCGCGCCGATCCGATCGCTCACGCTGACCGCTGGCGACCCGTGCACGCTGACGATCTCGGCGACGTTCACCGTCCCGCTTTCGCAGATCATCGCGGTCGACGGGCTCCGCGGGAAGCGTGTTCGGCTGGTTGGGATCGCGCGGCAGCAGACGATGTTGACGGAAGCTAACCGCTAGCGTTGACGGTGCTTCGGGTAGCGGTTATCCTTCGGGCGTGGGTGGAACTGACCGCCCCGAAGGAGTCCCCGATGAGCACCAAAACCCGCATCGAGAAGCACGTCGGCGCTATGGTTTCCTTCCGCACCGGCGACAGTGGGCGCGGCTGGTACATGTGGACCACCTGCGCGGGCTGGCGCTGGCTCGGCTTCAACGTCGCCGAGGTCCTCGCCGTCTGACCCACCTGGCGCCCACGCCGCACCGCCTCCAACCGCAGCATCCCACGCGGTCTGCTGCAACCCGACAACGCTTCGGGGTGCTGCGGTTGGAGGTGATGCCCTTGAACCACGGAGATCGCAGATGACCCACCGCCCCACCACGCTCCAGCTCTTCCTAAACCACTGCCCCGCCGCCGTCGTCCACTACGAAGCCGGCACCCCCCAGGACCGCCGCATCTTCGGCACCGGCACCGTCGCGCACGAGGTGCTCCACGCGCTGGGCGAAGGCCGCAGCGTCAACGAGACGTGCGAGCGGCTCCTGACCATCGGCCGCACCGGCATTGACGCGGAAGGGCCGCTCCACCCCGATCAGGTCTTCGCCGGGCGAGACTTGGCGCTCGCGTGGGTCGAGGCGTTCCCGCTCTCCCCGTCGGCCTTCTACGAGCAGCGGTTCGCGTTCGACTCGGCGTGGCAGCCGACGGACGCCGACCCCTACTTCGCCACCCGGATCGACGTGGTCGACTTCTACGAGGACACCGACGAAGACGACTTCGTCCAGAAGACCGCGGTGGTCGAGGACTACAAGAGCAGTTGGCAAGCCACCGACGACGAGCTCGACACGCTCCAGCGCCGCGCCCAAGCCGTCTGCGCCTGGCTGACCTACCCTGACGCTACGGCGATCCTCTTGCGGGTGTCGTCGCTCCGTCGCCGCCAGCGGTTCGAGCGCCTGATCCAGCTCGACGAGGACGGCACGGCGCTGCTGACCCAGTGGCGCGATGACCTCTCGATGACGATGCGCGCGCTCGACACCGACCGCACCGCCCGCCCATCCCCAGCCTGCGGTGGTTGCCCCTACGCGGCCGCCTGTGAGCCCGCCAGAGCGTTCCGGGGCGGTGGGGACGTGCTGGACGTGGTCCGCGATTGGCAAGGCCTCCAGGCCGCCGCTGACGACCTCGCAGCGACGGTCCGCGAGGCGGCGACCGACGCGCCGATCCTCGTCGACGGCTTCGAGGTCGGGGCGCTCTCGACGGAGAAGCGGATCGCGGTGGCCGGAGCGGGAGCCGAGGCGCTCGCGGAGTGGCTGCGGCGCGGTGGTGTCGAGGTCGACGAGCACCTCGCCGGGTTGCTGGCGTCCTGGGAGATGGCGACGGGGGCGCCGGGCGTGCAGCTGCTGGAGAAGATGGGGCGCGCGTTGTGCCCCACGAAGGCAGAGCGGGAGGCGTGGGTCGCGGCGCGGGTGCGGACGGTGCGTGCGCCTCGGTTTGGGTGCCGGCGGATCGAGGTCGAAGGGGCTCCGAAGCCGGCGCTCGGGGAGAAGCCGGGCCGGGTGGAGGATCTGTTTTGACCGGCGAACAGGTCCTCGCGTTCGTAGTCGCCAACCCCGGATGCACCAGCGTCGACGTCGGCCGGGCGTTCGGCTCCAACTCCAAAGCGGCCGGCGCCCACCTCTCGCGGCTGGCGGTGAAGCGGCTGATCGTCCAGCGCGGCCCCATCGGCGCCTACGTCTACGGCCCGCTCGGCTGGCGGCCAGCGGAGAAGCTGAAGGCGCCGACGCTGGACACGGCCGAGGCGCGGATCGGGGAGATCGACGAGATGATCCGCAACCTCCAGCGCGAGCGGAGAGCACTCCAGGCGTTCCTCGACGCCCTCCGGGCCTAAACGGGCGAACCCCCGCCGACGAATCGGCGAGGGCTCAGAGCGCGAAGGGGGCACCGGTTACCACACTGGAGGCACGACGCGCTCGGGGTGATGGTAGCCGGTGGCGGCGCTGGGGGCAACGGTCACGCGGTCGCAGGAACCCACGCGTGCCCATCGAAGACGTGGAAGCCGCTGATCTCGTGGTCGTCCGGCCCCTTGAGCAGGTAGCCGGTGCGCGCGAAGAACTCGGCGTAGGTCTCGCCGGCGATGGCATCGGGCGGGGGAGCGGGCGCGACAGCCGGGGGCTGCGGTGGCGGAGCGTGCTCGTGGTCCTGGGGGAGCGCGGCGAGGCCAGCGGCGAGGCCAGCGGCGAGGCCGTCGAAGGCAGCGCCGGCGGCGTGGAGGGCGAGCGCGAGCGCGGACAGGAACGCGATGATCAGGAACACGGGCAAGTGGCCTCCTATGGCGTGCCCACCGCGTACCACGTCACGGGTGCGGCGGTCCACCTACGAGGAATGACGCACGTCAACGCAGGCGGAACAAAGCTTCAGAAGCTGGTCACCCTTCTGCGCGGTCGTCAGACCGGACCACCACGAAGCCGCGGTGTTCGTCCACGGACTGCCGCTCGGGGTGGATGTGAGCGCCGCGAAGAGGCTGTCAACGGCGGCCATCGAGCCGGTGCCAGCGAGGTACTTGGCGCCGGCGCGGCGGATGTCGTCCACCAGATCGAGTGTGGCGTTCGCCGTGGCCCACTTCGCCGAGTCGGTGCCGCAGACCTCGGACGGGTACAGGCGCCCGAGGCTGCATCCGGTGTGGAAGCCCGGCCCGCTGCGGTGCATCGTGACGTGGCCGTGATGGTTCGACGTGCCTTCGTTGATCGAGCTACCCATGATGATCCCCTAGGAGCGCGTCGATCGCGCATTGTGAGGCGCGCTGAATCACGCGCACCGCTGAGTATCCCTGCTGCGCGGAAGCGAACAACGGATCGAGGTACGGGTGGGCTGGCAGGTTGGCAACGGCCCGATCAAACTGGTCAGCGACGATCCCGGCCAGCCGCAAAGTCTCGGTGTGGTGCGCGATCATCGCCAGCCGCGCCGCGTGCGCCCGCTGCTCCGCCGCCGCCCGCCGCTGCTCGGCCACGACCCACAGTACAAGCACAACCGCCAGCGTTGCAGTGGTAAAGCACGCGCCTGCGATGTGCAGAGCTTCAAGGGTCATAGTCCGGTGCAGGCTGTTCGCATAGGCGGCCCCCGCGTACCGTGTAGCACGTCCTACGTAGCCGCGTCTATCGCCTCGTGGGCGCTGGCGCTGGCGCCTCGTGCTGCGCCTCGTGCTGTGCCTCGCGCTCGTCACGCTCCCGGATCGCGTCGGCGATGGCGACCCGTTGCTCCAGCGTGGCGATCCTCGTCGCGAGCCCGCCGATCTCCGTCCGCATTGAGGTGTCAAGCGTCTCGATCCTCGCTTGGATTGAGGTCGTTCCGGTGTAGACCTGCCACGCCAGCACGATCACAGCGAGGGCACCGGCGCCGCCTTTGGCGACGAGCTCCACCAGCGGACCGAGGGCCGCGAGCGTGTCGACTTTGGGCGATGGTGCGGGCGTGTCTTCGGGCATCATGCGCTCCACGCGGCATACACGCGCCGCCCGCTCACCGGCGCCACCGAGGTCGCCCAGGGCAGCGTCGAAGGCCGGCGCCACTCCCCGGTGGCGATGGCGACGTGGAGCCAGACGCCGCATTTTGCCGCCATCGGCCTCGCTAGGGTCAGCGCGCCCGTGTGGAGCGACTCGGCGATGACTTGGCGCAGCGGGTGGGGCGAGCTCGCCCAGCTGGCGTGGACGATCTCCAGCAGATCCAGCGCGCTGATCCCGTCGACCTGAATGTCGAGCGCGTGCCCGGTGTCGTGCTGGGAGCCGGTTCGCTCGGGGCCGCGGTAGCCGCTGGTGATGCGGACGGGGCGACCAACGAGGCCGCGGATCCACTCGGCGACGGCGCAGGTTTTCGCCATCGCGGCCTGGGCGTTGGCGTCTGCGGCCAGGCCAGCGCGGCGCACGGTGACGGCCTCGGGGGTGCCGGTAACGACATCGTCCCAGGCGAAGTGCGGTGCGACGTTCGCGGTCCAGTCCAAGGCGCCTCCAATGGCCGGAGCGTACCACGCTGGCTACCCTGTCGACGACCAAGGAGGTCCACGATGTCCGCCACTCTCCTCACCGCCGCCGAGGTCGTCCGGGTGCTCTCCGGCTCGACGCTCGCGATCCAGATGGCGACGCTGTTCCTCAGCGCGCCAACCACGCTCACGATCTCCGGCGGCGTCGTCACCGCCACCCAGACGCAGCACCTGATCGACACCGAGGGATCGGCCGCCAGCGACGACCTCGACACGGTGACCGGCGGCGCGACGATCCCGATCCTGATCCTCCGCCCCGCCAGCGGCGCCAGGACGGTGGTCCTCAAGCACGGCACCGGCAACCTGACGTGCGAGCTCGCCCAGAACGTCAGCCTCGCCGACGCCACCGACGTGGCCGTCCTCGTCTGGAACGGCACCGGCTACACGGTGTCGAGCTACAGCACGATCGCCCCCACCGGCGGGCTCGGCTACCTCGGCCAGGGGCTTGCGGAGAAGGTCAGCACGTCGCACGTCCTGACGGGCTCGCTTGCCTTCGCGGCCGGCGACACGAGCAAGACCGCCGCCGTGAGCTCAGGCTTCAACGGCTGCAAGGTGATCGTCTGCTTCGGCGCTAACCCGCTGCTCAGCGTGGCCGGCGGCGTCTGGGGCGTCGTATCAGGGGCCACGCTCACCGTGACCCTCGGGATCGCGCCCGGCGGCGCTGGCACGACCGTCAACTACCTGCTGTACTACTGAGTCACGACCGGCGCGACGAGGCCCTTGGGTGTGGCGTAGGCGATGGTCCCGGTAGCCGTCGCGACGTCGTCGGCGTGGCCGGCGAGGTTGCCGACGAACGGGAACAGCGCCGCCCTCCCAGGGCACGGCACGAGCACGCGGACGCCCTGGCCGTCGACGAGGGAATAGGTCCCATCGAAGCCGCTGGGGAGGTTCATCACCTGCCAGGTGTCCCAACCGGTCTCGGTCCCGGTGGTGACCCGCACATCGGCCCGCTCCAGCAGGAACACCGACGCGCTCGCGTACTCGGTGGTGACGGCGACAACACCGCTCCCGCCGCCGACGCGGCTGGCGCTGATCCCGGTGGGCTGGAGGATCCAGTCGATGATCATCACCTCGTCGTCATCGGAATCGACGCTGGCGGTGATGATCGTGTTGACCGCAGCGGAGGCGTTCAGAAGCGGGACCCACTCCGCGATCAGCTCGGCCAGGGTCGCGGCGCTGGCGACGTAGTCGTAGCGCGCGGAGGCGTCGGGGAATTCGAGGCGGTAGGTGTCGTTGCCGTCGAACGGGTCGAGGGTGACGCGCGCCCGACGCCGCGCCGTGTCCTCCTGCAGCGAGATCTGAACGAGCGCCTGGAGCGCGCCGACGACGCTGTAGCCGCCGCTTCCCCTCGCCGGGAGAACGGTGGGGTCGATGGTAGCGGCGCTCTGCTCGGGGACGGCGCCGCTCGCGAGGAGGGCGTAGCGGAGGGCGAGGGTCTGGTCGGAGCTGGACATCGTGGCCTCAGATGATCGGGTTCAGGACGCCATGATCGGCCACGACCGTGACGGTTCGGAGCGCATCCGCAGTGGGCAGGCCAGCTCCAAGCGCAGCCGAGTACAGCTCGACCACGTAGTGCTTCAGCTGCGGATCGGTGATCTCGCCTGACCCGGCAAACGTGAAGGTCGGGGTAGCCGCGTCGAGCGTGCAGAGGACGGTCTCTGCGCCGGTCGACTTGAGGATCTTGATCACGCGGACCTTGAAGTCGTTTGTGGCGCCGACATAGGTGGCGGTGATGCTCACCAGCTTGGGAAACAGCGCCGGGCCGGTGCTTGCTGGGTCGTAGGGGATGACCAGCGGTCTGCGGAACGACGCATTCTGAGGCACGGCGTTCGGGTTGAACAGCAGGTGAGACGTTCCCAGCGCGACCAGCGAGGCCGGCAGACCGGCGCCCACGAACGGGTTGACGACGATCGGCGTGTAGCCACCGCCGCTCGGAGAGAAGTCGTGGTCAAGCGTGAGCAGGTCTGTGTAGTCGTACTGGAAGCGCGCGCCGTACACCGCGTCGGCGATGGCTTTGGGGCCGACCATGCCGGTGGGCTGGACCTCCAGCATCACAACCGGCCCGGTGCTCTGGAGGATCTTCACGAAGCCGGTGGTGTTGTCGAAGAAGATCCCGGGAAGCCCGCCAGCGTTGCCCCCAACGACGAGCCCGGCGTTGCCCCCGATCGTGGTCCAGGTCAACGCGCCGCGCGTGGTAGGCCCGGCGGGGTCGACGACGCGGAAGGTCTCGGCGACGACGACGTTCGACGCGGGGACGATGTCCGCAAGGTAGCCGATCCAGTCGAAGGCCTCGCCCCAGAGGTCGTTGCACTGGAGCGGGTCGATGGGCTCGCCGCTCACCCAGCCCGTGCCCTGGCGGCCGAGCGTGGGGACGGTGCGGGTTCCTCCGTTGGTGGCCCACTCGGGCGGCGCGGCTGGTCTGGTCGGCATGGTCGGACTCCTACACAGCCAGCGGATAACCCCACGCGCTCGTCGGCGAGAGCACCGCGCCCCAGAGGTAGGTGGCAGCGGTGTAGAGGATCGCTTCGGCCGGCATGGACCGATCGATCGCGTCCCGCAGAACGCGCCCGGCGCGCTGGAGGTACGGCTCCGATGGCGTGAACCCGGCGAAGGCGTACATGAACAGGCCGACGTGGACGCCATCGCTGATCAGCCCGATCCTCCCATCCTCGGCCCCGGCCAACCCGAGGAGCACGGCGTAAACGTCGCCCACCTCCCCCGCCGACCCGATCGAAAGCCTCCGCCCCGCCACGATCCGCCGGTACTCGGTGGTCCCGAGGCCCGCCGGGGGCTCGTTGACTTGGGCGCCAGCGATCTCCAGCACCCACGCCGGAGCCTGCTCCAGGTCGACGTATCCGGCGGCGAGCGTGAGCAGCTGCTGATCCAGCACCGACCACGGCAGCGAGAGCCCACGGATCCAGACGCCCGACGCGCCGATTGCCGAAGGAGCCGGCGTGAGGCCGTTGACGTAGGCGTCCCAGTCTTCGAGCGTGGGGTAGATGGCGGTCATGCGACGGTCACCGTGCCCGGCACAAGCAGCGTGGTCGAGGTCGCCGGAGTCACGTCCGCATTCACGCCGTCAAGCAGCAGCGTCCCGCGGATGACGCCCGACGACGGCCCCGGCAGCGCCTGGACGATCGCGAGCTGATAGAGCGTGGAGCCCGTGTTCAACAAGTCGAACTGCGCGAGCGCGGCCTGCTCCACCGCCGCCGACACCGAAGCCAGCGTGACGCCCGTCGCCAGAACCAGCGTAATCGCAACGGTCACGGTCTGCGTCGTCGCCCCGGTCCAGTAGACGGTGGCGGGGAAGCCATCGACGCCGGTGACGACGGTGGAGTCGCTGCCGGTCGTGAGCGCGGAGGCCCCGACGCAGGCATAGATCGCCTCTGCCAGCGCGATCTCCTGATCCGCCCCGACCGGCGACGGCGCCACGCGGATCGCAAGCGTCCCGGGCGCCGTGCGCGTCGCGGAGACCGCCGTGACCCACTCCAGCGCAAGCAGCGTCCGCCGGATCCCCGCGGGCGTCGGGCAGAGCGGGCGGCCGAGGGAGACGGTCCAGCGCCGCCGGAGCAGCGAGTCGGCTTCAACGTCGCGGCCGATCTGGTAGGCATCGCCTGGCGTGTAGAGCAGCGACGTCGGCGCGGTCGATGCCGTCACCGGCGACAGCGTGGTCGGCGCGCCCTGGGAGAGCGCCAGCGGCCCAGCCTCTACGGCCTCGACGACGAGCTCGTCCCCGATCCCGACGATGCCGAAGCCGGTCACCACGCGCCACGATCGGGAGTCGGTGTCGCGGTAGATGGCCTCGGCTGCGACGACGCCCACGGCTACGGCGGTGACAGTGTAGCGGCTGGAGACGGCGGCCTTGCGGTAGACGATCGGGGCGACGGCTGCGTCGAGCGCGGAGCCGGTGGCGGTCTGGGGGCTGCGCTCGTCCAGCGCGATCTGCATTCCCTGATCAGCGTCGAACGCAACGGCGCCGACGGTGGCGGTCCAGTCGCCTTCCAGGGTGCCGTCGTAGTCGACGGAGTAGCCCAGGGCGGCGTCAATGCCGGTGCGGCTCAGGCCAGCCCAGTAGGCGGCGGTGCGGACGGTCCAGCCCATTGGTCGCTCCCATGCCGGCGAGCGTAGCACGGGCTACGGGAGGCGACACAGGGAGGCCAGCATGAGCCGAATCACCGAGTCCGCCGCCGCCATCGTCCACGAAGCCCGCGCCGCCTACGAGGCCGCCAAGGGCGGAGACGGCGAAGAGGTCGCCGCTGCTGCGCTTGGGCTGGCGGTGGAGGCGTTCCACCTCGGGCAGCTGCTCAAGCTCAAGGGGCCGCTGGGGAAGGCGGCGCGGAAGCGAGCCACCGACGCAGCGCCCGCGCCGAGCCCCGCCAAAGCGCGCGCTGCCAAGGGTTCCCCCAGCTGACGGCCTCCGCGCACTCCGCCGCGATCTTCTCGGCGTCGACGGCGCGGAAGAACTCCAAGTCCCGGCCATCGGGAAGTACGACGGCGTGGAGCGAGCGAAGCGGCGGCGGCGGCGGCGGCCGCGGGCGTTCATCGCTACGCCAGAGTCTGCCAATAAAGCGGAGGCCCCGACGTCTGGTAGGGGTCCGCGACGGTGACGCCAACGCCGAAAGCCCGGCCGCGAACCATGAGCCGGCAGAGGACTTCGCAGGTGATCACCCCGTCCACCACAGTCGCAGCCACCCGCTCGATCGCGACGACGCCCGGCACGAGCACGACCTGCGCCCTCACCGCCCCCTCGATCTCCGCGAGCGGCACGGCCAACCGGGTGAGCCAGTCGCCCCAGGGCAACCCCCGGGCCACGTCCTCCAGCGCGCTCCCCCGGTGCGTGCGGAGGCGGTGCCAGATCTGGATGGCGATCGCCTCGTAGCCGTGGGCGTAGGCGAAGGGGACGCGGACGGCGCCGGTGGAGGTTCGGGCGAGCGTGGGAGCGGTCAAGGTGTCACCTCTCGGTCTCGCACATACCCCACCTCATGCACCCGTCATCGGGATCGTCCACCGGTCCGAAGAGGTTCTCCTGGTCCAGCGATGCTCGGTTGACGGTGTTCGCCCACCTCACCGCGTCGTCGATACTGACGCCGAGGCGCTGGCCGTCTTCGTTCTTACGCGTTGCCGAAAACAACGACGGCAAGTGGTGATGTTCGCCATCATCATGGCCGGCCGCGTGAATCCGCTGCACCACTGCCTCCAGCATCCGGATCGCCTCCATCCGGTTGGCGTCGCGACCGACCATCCGCAACTCGGCCTTGCGCGCCATGATGCACGGGAAGCACCCGACCCGGCTGGCGCCCATCAGGTAGAGCGGGTTCGGCTTGATCTGGTGACGCTGGTGGATGGCGATCACGTCGGCCTCCGTCCACGCGATGATCGGGCGCCAGACCTCGCAGTCGAGCGTGACGGACAGCTCACGCTCGGGCATCTTGGCGCGTGCGGCGGACTCAGCAGCGCGGATCCCGACGACGTTGACGGGGTAGCGGCCGGCTTCGTGTTCTGCGCGCATGACCTTCTGCGCCTCGAACACCTTGAGGCTCTGTGTGCAGAAGCGGACCGTGCGGCGCGGCATGATCCGCTTTTTCAGGCAGAGCCGCACGAATGCGCTCGGCGTGATGCCCAGCACGGCCTCGATCGCTTCGGCCTCAGCGGTCAACTCCGGCGACAGCGTGACCGGGCAGGCAGAGCGCGCGATCTCCATGCTGAGCGCGTCTTGCAGGTAGTCGAGGTGCTGGTACGTGAGCGCGTGCTCCCATCCGGTGTCAAAGAAAACGAGGCGCTGCGTGAGTCCGAGTTCTTTGAGGTGTAGGACGGTCGCGGTGCTGTCTTTGCCGCCGGAAACGCTGGTGATGTAGCTGGTCAAGGTGCCCCCGTGTGGTCGGCTACCACTAACCGCTAGCGGGGCGCCCGCCATCATCGAAGCACCTCGCCCCACCGGTAGCTCCCCCAGCACGAGCGGTCATCCCCGCAGGCGGGGATCACGGCCAGCGCGGCGAGCATCATCAGCAGGCCGCGCCGGGTCACGAGTCCACCCGGATCCGGTCGGAGCGGGTGGCGCTCACGGCGTAGGAGTTGGCGACGCCGGCCGCAGCTGCGATCGTGTCCAGCGCGGTCTTGATCGCGTTGAGGTTGGTCCGCACGAGGTCGTTGCGGGTGAGGTACTCGGCGGCGGCGGCGGTGCCGATGTAGACGGCCTCGGCGGAGGGGAGCCCGATCACCATCTGCCCATCCTCCCGGTACGGCAGCGTCCCGCGCCCACTGGGAAGGAGGACCTGGTCTGACCAGTCGAACCGCCGCGAGCTCGCCGGGGTCAGCGGCACCTCCGCCCCATCGTCGATCTCGTCATGCGAGCGGGACCGGACGACCCCGAGGAGCACGTCGCCCGCGTCGAGCCCCCAGGTGATGGAGCGCCCGCCGCCCTCGGGATGCTGGACCGGCACGCCGTAGACGATCGGCCCAGGTCCATCGCCGATCTGCACGGCGCTGCGGACGTCGGCGGTTCGGGTGGCGGCGTGGTACTCGACGACGACGACGTAGCCGGCGACCTCGATGCCCTCGCGGGTGGCGGGAGCGTTGGCGAGGAAGAGGTCGGCGAGCGTGGCGCGTTGGTTCACTTAGCAACCCTCCCAGTCACGTAGGTGTACCACTCCGGCCCCCAAAGGTCCCCGGCGTGCTCGACCTGCTCAGCGACGTAGTCCCCGGCGAGGGTGTCGCCACCGAGGCGGTAGGTATCGCCGGGGAGGATGCCCGGCTGCATGAGCGTGGTGGAGCGTACCTTCCCCCCGTCGACCTGCTCGGGGTAGCCGACGAGCCCCGAGGCCGGCGCGAAGATGAACGCCCGGGTCCTCAGCGCCCCCGACAGCGGCAGCAGCACCAGCCGCCCCGCCTGCACCGACCAGGTACACCCGCAATCGGTGGCGAGCGTGGTGAGCACCTGGCGCGCCTTCCCGTAGGCCGTGAACCCCCGCGCGTAGACCAGATCCACCGGCAGCGCCTGAGCCGGCAACGAGAGCCCCAGCGCCCCGGCGATGTACGAGAGCACCTCCGACGCCTTCACCGCCCCCGGCCAGCTCGTGGAGAGCGTCACCGAAGCCAGCGCCGTCGTCGCCTCCTGGACCTGCCACGACGTGACCACCTCGCCCTCGGAGACGACGCGGCGCAGCGAGAGGGGGACGACCTGCCCCTGCATCACCTCGCCCGGCCCGTCCGCGTAGCCGGCGACGAGGCGGGTGATCGTGTCGTCCCGCCCGAGTTGGCCGTAGGAGTCGGTGTTGAGGCCCCACACGTCGATCTGGGCGCCGTCGAAACCCTTGCCGCTGCGGCGGGACCGGAGGCGCACGCGGAGCCCGTCGATCTCCTGGCCGAGCTGGCCGGGGACCTGGATCTGGAGGCGGGCAACGCGGCCGAAGTAGGTGGTCATGCCGCCAGCCTACCCGCAGCGGTCCACCGTCGCCACGCACACCTCCAGCGTGCAGCCGGGCGCCAGCCAGAACGAGGCCTTGCCGCCGGCCTGGCGGGCGCGCGCGACGAGGCGCTCCTCAACGCCGGGCATCCGGCTTGCGGCGAGCTCGCGCGCGGCCTTGCTCAGCTCGGGGTGCGTCGACGCAGCCCGGAGCGACATGTAGAGGTCGGCGTCGTCGAACGGGCGGGTGAAGGCGTCCAGCCACACCTGCAGCTCGCGGGCCTCGGGGCGCCAGGCCTCGGGGTAGCGACGCTCGGGGAAGAGGTCGCGCTGGGGGCGGATGGGCGCCGCGGCCCACCGGCTACGGCTACCCACCGGACACCTCGCAGCGACCGGTGGTGGTCGGGCACACGTCCCGCACCACCACCGGCTTGGGCTCCAGCGCCGGGTTCGCCCGCCTCGGCCCCGGCGGGTGGCACGCCTCGCACACCCGCAGCCACCCGCCGGTGACTCGGATGCAGAGGAGGGGGTCGCCGCAGCGGGGGCAGTTGACGAGGCCCTCGCGGGGGTTGCCGACTTCGGTGGGGCTGCTCATGCAGCACCTCGAAAAAAGTCGCCTTGGCGGGCCGATGCGGCAAGCGGCGCAGCGCGGCACGAGAACCGAGTCGGGCTGGACCCGTCCACGGAGTGCGCGCCGGCGGCTACCGCCAGCGCCATCCGGCGCCCGGTGTTGACGCGGCCTACGTGCATCCAGACGGCCATCTCCGCGGCGAGGTCTCCCCACATCCGCATGGTCGACTCCTTCCACTCGGTGCTGCCCCCGACGAAGATCCCGACCTGGCATGCGGGGTGGTCGAGGTAGCGGCGCACGTCCTGCGGCTCCATGCCGTCCTGGACCGGCAACAGGACGTAGTGCCGCGCCACCTGCAGCACCCGGTGCATCCAGTCCAGCGACAGCTCCAGCGACCGGCGGCCCCCGCAGACAATGTCGGGCAGCACGATCATGTCGGCGTCACTGCCTATCAGACGCAAAGCCTCCCTGAACCGGTCGGGCTGAAACCCGCCCTCCCCAAACGCGCCGTTGTCGAGCATGTAGGGCCACGGAGGCCGAGCATCGGGATAGCGCCCGAGCTGCTGGGGCGTTGCGAGGAGGCGGATCCCCGCGTTCGCCATCGCCGCGAGGTTGCGCGCGGAGCCGGTCCTTGACGCATACACCACGGGCTTTCCGTGCAGGCCCTGCTCGGCGCGGCACTTGGCGGTGCAAAACAACCAGTCGTTGCGGAGCCGGGCGCCGCACGAGCACAACCGATGGCACGAGCTGGGCTGCTCGCGCCAGGTCACGGCGCCCACCAAAGCACCACCACCGCCAGCACGACGAGGGCGAAGGCGAGGTCCTGGAACACCTCGGGGAGCTGGAGCCAGAGGAAGCCGGCGGTGAAGAGGGTGCAGGTGAGCCAGAGGGTGGCGATCATCGCTCCACCTCTGCCAGCGCGTCGGGTCCGACTCGGGCGAGGAGGGCGGCGCGGTCGCCGGCGAGGTCGCAGTCCTCGTCTTCGTCCTCAGCGGCGCAGGCCCGGCAGAGCCCCTCGTCATTCAACGCGTGCTCCGGCCCTTCGGTCTCGCACCCCTGGCACGGCACATCATCTTGCGGGTCGGTGCTGTAGCGGCGCTTGCGTGGGTAGTCGGGGCCAAACGCTTCGTCGGTCATGCTCACCTCCTGGTGTGGTGGCAGAACCATAACCGCTACCCTACAGAGCCGCAAGCTCCGCGGCCGTGACATACGAGATCCCGACCTGCGCGCCGAGGTCGTCGCGCCCGTAGTCATCCGGTCCAAGCGCAATAAACCGCCCCGGCGGGAACCCAGCGCCCGCAGTCGGCCACGCCAGCGGAGCCCCCGGAGTTACCCGAGCGGGCGTGGAGATCTCATCCCCCGCAGCGTCCAACAGCGTCGCGTACCACCCAGCGGCGCGAGGGAGCCACGCGAGGCGGATCCCAACGTCGACGCCGTCGAGGGTCACGGCGATCTGGTAGCGGTCGGGGCGGTTGGTCAAGGGGATCTTTTTCATAGGGGAATCAGGCTCCCGAGGAGGTCGGCGCCGGCCGCGAGGAACGACTGCTCTTTGACGGGTTGCTGTCCCTTGTCGGCGGTCTCGGTGAACCCGGCGGCGACGTCGGGACGGGCGGTCCTCTTGCCCCCGCCGCGCTGGCGTTGCTCCACCTCGAACGTGGTCACCGTCGCGAACCGCGCCTCAATCAGCTTGAGGTCGACGGTGATCGCGAAACTGCCGGCCTGCCTCCACGGGTAGCCCTGGAGGAGCAGATCCACGCGCACCGGTAGCCCCGGCTCGACCAGCGTCAGCAGCACCCCTTCGGCCTGGCTGAGCCAATCCAGGACCTCCGCGATCCGCTGCGGACCGGCGGTGATGCCAGCGACCGTGGGGTGCTGGGAGACCACCCAGGTGATCGCCTTGCCGATCGCCTTGGCCTGGACGTGGTCGGTGATGGTGGCGAGGTCCTGCGCCGGGTGCTGCGCGACCATCAGATCGCGGATCTCCGAGCTGGAGACCACGCCGTCCAGCACGAGCGTTGCGCCGGCCGCATCTTGCCTCTGGAGCGTGGCAGTCATGGCTGGCCCCCTACGGCGGCTTGGGCGTCAAGCACCTGCCGCTCGACCTCGCGGCCAGCGATCCGCGCGATCTCCTCGGGGGAGGTCGCGGCGTTGACGGTGACGTTTGCGGTGACCTCCGGAGCTGGCGAGACGCTCGCGGCGGGCTGACGGTAGCCTGGGTCGCCGGGGTCAGCGATGCGTGCGATTCCCTCGGGGGCGCTGGCCGCCGGAGAGAATGCGTTCACCAAGTATTCCCCTAGATCCATCGCAAACTGCGGCGTAATGGCCTCTGCGAGACCTTTTTGGACTCCTGCTCCAGCCTCCACGTAGTTGCCCTGGGCGAGATCGCTTCGGGCGCCGGTGACCGTCGAGATCCCCGACTGCGCCGCGCCCGCGACGGCGGTGAGGGCGTCGCCGACGCCGAAGGAGAGGACTTCCTTGATGGCGTCCAGCAAGGGCTTGATCTCCGGCAGCTTCGCCGCGAGCGTGTCGAGGGCGTCGCCGATCCCGACCTCGAAGGCGGTGGCGAGGTCCCACGCGAGGCCCGCCGTCTCGCTGAGCAGGGTCTTGATGCTCTTGAGGGCGGTCTGCGTCTCGCCCTCCACGCCGATGGTCTTGGCGAGGCGGAGGATCAACGTGTCGGCGCCCTCGGCGGACTTATTCAGTTCGTCGAGCGTGAGTCCAACGGCGACCACGCCGAGCGCGTAGGGGCTGAGCGCAACGGTCGCGGCCACGATGTTCTTAGCCTGCGACCCAAGCGCCGCAGCGAGGGGGCTGGCTTCGGCCACGGCCTGCGCCATCGCCTTAGCCGCACCAGCGGCGCCCCACGCGACCCCGAAGGCCACAACGCCCGTTGTCGCCAATCCCAGCGGGGTCAGCATCGCGTCGAGCGCCGCCGCGATCCCATCGGTCACCCGGTCGAGCTGCTGATCGATGATGTCGTGGTTCGCGACGTACCAATCGACGGCTCCGGAGGCGGCCTCGTCGAGCGCGGGGACGAGGGCGAGGCCGATCTTGCGCCCGACGCCGCTGGCGATCTTGCCGAGGTCGTCGACGCTGTCGAGGAGGTGGCCGCTGAGCTCGGCGTCAGCGTCGCTGATCACGAAGCCGAGAGCCTTCGCGTGGGCCTCCAGGTCGGCGATTCCCTCGGAGCCCTGGTCGAGGAACTCCTTGAGCCGCGGGCCGCTCTCCCCGAAGAGCAGCATCGCGATCCGAGTGCGCTCGGCGTCGGACTTGAGCCCCTTGAGCGCGTCGGCCACATCTCCCACGGCCTGCGCGCCGTTCTCGTACTGGGTCGGGTCGAGCTTGAGGGTCGCCCAGGCCCTCTTGACCTCGGCGCCCTGCGCGGAGAGGTTTCGCGTGAGGGTCGTGTAGCCGATCGCCAGCGTGTCCAGGGACGTGCCGGTGCGGTCAGCGGCATACCCCATCGTCTGGACTTCTTCGGCCGTGAGATCCATGCGGATCCCGAGGTCGTGCGCCGCGTCGGCAGCGACGACCGCCTCGGTGGCGAGCGCGGCAAGGCCAGCGATCCCAGCGGCGATCCCGATCCCGAGGCCAGCCCAGATCGCGGGCGACGAGATGGCAGCGATCTCCTCCTCCACCACGGCGAGGGAGCCGAGAGCCTTCTTCTCGCTGGCGGTGTCGAGGGCGTAGCGGACGCCGACGACGAGCTCGTCGATCATGTCACCGGCCATGCCGCGTCGCCCTCCGGATTGCGTCGTCTGCAATCCGGTCTAGCTCCGTTTGTTCGTCGTGCCACGCCCACGCGTCCAGCATGGCCTCGCACTGGCGGCGGAGGCTGAACGGGAGGCGCTCGGCGGTGTCGATCGTCATGCGCAACCGGGGCTCCATCGCGATCCTCCACGAGAGGGGATCGCAGCCCGCGGCGCCTATGGCGTCGAGGTACCGGGCGGGGGTTGCGCGGCCCTGGACCGAGCAACCGCCTCGGCGTACTGGCCCGGCGTCATGCCGGGCGGCAGCAAAAAACCCTCAGCGCCCCACACCTCGACGGCGGCGGCGGACGGCTCCCAGCCTCGGCCCTGGTAGACCTTGTCCCACGCCGCGGGGAGCGCGTGGACCTCGGCCCCATCCGGCCCGGTCCAGGTCACGGAGAAGCCGTCGAGCGTCTCGCGTGCCAGCTCGGCGGCGCCTGGCGCGGTGAGGAGCGCGGACTTCGCGGCGGCCGTCTCGTAGGCGTCGCCCCCGGCCATGATGACCCGGAGGAGCCCGCTGGACGCCATCAGGGCCTGCACCCGGCGGTACCGCAGATCCGACGCGCCGCCGGTCGCGGCCTTGCCTACGTACTGGCGGCCCTCGATGGTGCCACGGATCGTGCCGTCTGGCGAGAGGGTGAAGGCCATCAGAACACGCGCCGGACGTTCACGAGGTCAAAGACCCAGGTGACCACCGCGCCGTTGCGGCTGGAGGCGATGTCGCCTTGCTGGAAGATCCGGCAGTCCTGCCAGGTCGCGCCGCGGGCGGTGACTCCGGGGGCCTGCACGAGCGACGCGGAGCCCGGCTTCGGAGCGCGCGCCGCGGGGGCGTTGTCGTCGACGGCTTGCTGGGCCAGCGCCTGCTCCAGCACGAGCGAGAGCAGGTCGGTCTGGTAGCAAGAGATCGTGAGCGTGGCGCCAGCTGCGACGTTCTTGCTCTGGATCCGGTCGGTGCTGTTGCTGTCCTGGCCGGTGTAGCTCTCCGGGAAGGAGATCCGGTACCGGTCGGACTCGCCGGACGGGGGGAAGGTGATCCCGGCGATGGCGAGGCTGTCGCCGATGACGTTGACGGTGGACATCAGACCTCCTGACCGGTCACGGGGATCGCGATCTTCGTGGCTTCGCGGCCGAACCAACACGTCACGGTGACGGTGATGAACACGTCGTCGCCGGAGGTGGTGGCCTCGCTGACGATGGTGTAGCCCTTGGGCGCCGTGGACTGCGGGACGAAGTAGGCCGCGGGGAGCTGGCCGAGGAAGCCCTCGGCGGCGGCGTCGGTCTTCGCGAAGCCGTCGGCGGTGGCGTAGAGGCCCTCGCCCGCGATCGCGGCTTGCTGGATGACTCCGGCCATCGCGGCGGCGAGCTGGCGGGCGATGTAGACGAGCCTGACCGACGCCGACCAGTCGTTCCCGTTGTACGCTTTGGTCCCGAGGGTGATGCGCTGGTCGGCGCTGGAGCCGGCGTCGAAGGGGACGACGACGCTGGCGTCGTTGGCGACGATGGCGGTGGCCTGCGTCTCCGTCGCGGTCGTCGGCAGCACCCCGAGCGGCCGGTAGCGCGCGGCCGGCGGGGTCTTGAGGAGGTTGCTACCCGCCAACCGGCCAAGGTACGCGGCGGCGGTGGGCTCGGTGTCGGCGCTGTAGAAGACGCGGCACCCGAGCTGCTCCAGGTCGGAGAGGCTCGCGGGCTTCGTGCCGCCATAGAGGCCGGTGTCTGCGCTCTGGGAGATCATCATGTACCGGGCCTTGCGCCGGTCGTCGGCGGAGAGCCAGACGCCGAGCAGCTCCAGCGCGGCCTCGGTGGTCGTCTGGAGCATGAACGGCCCCACGTCCAGGCCCGCAGCGATGGCGAGGTCGAGCGCGTCGGAGGGGACGCCGGCGCCGTAGGTCACGACGTAGATCGTGGGGGTGAGGCCGTCCTGACCGGTCGCGGCGGTGAGGTTCGCCGCGGTGGTCGCGCTGATCTTCGACGCGGCGAGCGCGGCGGCGATGCCAGTGGCGGTGCTGAACGGGAGGAAGCTACCGGCCCCGCCACCGTCGAGGGTGTCGCTCGTGAGGATCACGCCGTAGCCGATCGTCACGCTGGCGGCGGTCGACCGGAGCAGCGTGACCGACGGGTCAATCAGGAACGTCGAGCCGATCGCTGCGGCCATGTTCACACCTCGGGAAGAATGAAGGCAGGGTCGAGCGTCTCGCCCCCGGACTCTGCCACGCTACCCCGGATCCCGACGGCTGGCGACACGCCCAGAACGGCAGTGGGGCTCGTGACGTACTGGGCGACCACGTCGAGGGCGTAGCTGGGGAGGTTGCCGGTGCGGTAGGGGGCGGTGGCGTTGCGCGGGCCGACGATGCGGTTCGGGACGACTCCGGCGGCGACGATGCCGACGCGGACGGTGCTGTTCTTCGCCATCAGCAGCGACGCGAGGTCGGTCAAGACCTGCCACGTCGCCGACCCGAAGCCCTGGACCTGGATCCTCGCCTCCCGCGTCGCCTCCACATCGTAGGTCGAGACGGTGAGCGTCTCGCGGGGGTAGCCGTAGTCGGTGTCGGAGATGACCTGGACGGTGATGTAGGGGGAGGCGCCCGCGACGGCGTCCTGCTGCCCGATGCGCACGGGGAGCCCTTGCGTCGCAACGGCGGCGCGGACGGCTTCGAGCATCTCGGCTTGGGTGATGGCCATGCGCGATGGTACCCCGTCAGGGCGTGACCGGCACGATCGGCTGGATCAGCCAGACCTCCGCCTCCCAATGCGCCGCGATCGGCCCGAGCCCAAGCCACGGATCGACGCTGAACACGCGCCAGACGCCGCCCGCCCACTCCACGCTATCGGAGGGCTGCCCGGTCGTCTCGTTGGCCGTCAAGACCTCCGCGAAGACGTAGAACCGGCGGCGCTCCTCGCCCTTGTAGCCGGGGTCTGTGATCACGACCTGGTCATTCGCAGGCTGCACCGAGCCCGTCGCCGGGATCTCCGTGGGCGTCTGCGTCACGGGGTAGCCCTGGGCGTCGAAGGTCTGCGGGGCGTAGCGGAGGATCGTGAAGCTGGCGGTCATCTGGGGCCACATCGGGGACCTCTCGCGGTGGGCTTAGCTCGCGTGGGAATCTAACCGCTACCTTTGACGCTGCGGGTGGTAGCGGTTATCCTCTGAGCGTGGGCGGCCTGAGTCGCCCGATGGGAGCCACCGATGTTCATCACCGCCGACCTTTCCGCATCCTCCGCCGTCGTCCGCAGCGTTCACGCCAGCTGCGCCGCAGCCGAGCGCCGCGCCGCAAAAGACGGATCCTCGTGGGTCAGCGTCGCGGCGGTCCCCGGGCGCGCTATCCGCCCCGTCGTCGGCGAGACCCTGACCCGCATGGGATCGCGCGAGGTCGTTCCTCGCATCCGCTGACACCACCCCGACCTAGCCCACGCCGCGCGCGGGGTCACCCAACCAGGAACTTCGATCCGTCCTTGAGCCGAACCTCCGCCCGCTGGCTCTGCACGAGGCGCCCGGTGTCGACGAGGGGCTGGTCTCCGCGCTTGCCGTTGACGGTCTTCTTCTGGATGGTCGCCGGGGCGTTCGGGGTCCACGCGCCGTCGAGGAGGCTTTCCTTCGCGTCGCCGACCATGACCACTCCGAGCAACCGAAGCCCCGCCTCCCCGGTGCCGCCGTCGATGACCTCCTTGACGGCCTTCGACGCGGCCTTGGTCCATCGCTTGCGGTTGACGTCAAGCGCCGTCCGCAGCCACGGCCGCGCCGGGATCGTCTCGGTCCCGAACTCGTTCCAGGTCGCGATGTCCACCAACGCGACGCCGTCGTCGTCGGTCTTGCTGCCGTCGCTGGACTGGATGCCCACGGCTACGATGGTGCCGTCGAGGCTGCGGATCCTCGCGAGGGCGGCGGCGAAGTTGGGGGCGAGCGGGGTGCTCATCGACACAACGGCATGTTCGGCCGCGCCAGCGTCGACCGGAGCCCTAGCCACGCCTGCCCGTACTGCGTGGTCATCAGCTCCGCGTCACCCGGCGACAACGGCACGAACCCCGACCCGCCGTAGCCGATGGACATCCCCCCGACGGTCGTCGAGGCCACCCCGCCGACGGTGGCGCCGCTGCCGATGGGCGCCGACGTCGAGCCCTGGGAGCCCATGAGGTCGCGCGTCAGCCGGTGGGCCAGCACGTACCCGAGGCCCACGAGGCGAAGGTCGGCGGTGATGGTGCCCCAGACGCCGACGATCTGACGGACGCCCACGAGGCGCGCAGTGACGGCTACCGGCACGGCGGAGTCAGCGGCGCCGAGGAGCGTGGTGAGCTCCGGCGCTACCGACCTGGCCTGATCTCGGATCGCAGCGTCGGTGGGGATCACCAGTTCAGGCCCTGCGCGGTCTGCGTCGCCTCGCGGGGAGCCTTGGCCTCCTCGTTCAACGCCGGCCCACCCATCGCCTCGATCCACCCGTTGCGCTTGTGGATCTTGAGCGAGCGGAGCCCGTCGGCGCTGAGCGGCTTCGCGTCGGTGGCGGGCGCTCCGTCGAGGCGGACGGTGTAGCCGTCGCCGTCGCGCGTGAGGAGCAGCGTGGTCCCGGGGGCGACGAAGCGGCCCTCTAGGCGGAGGTTGGCCTTGCTGATGTTCTTCACGATGGTGGCGGGCTCGGCGATCACGGGTGGCATGCGGACTCCAACGAAGAAGGGCGGCCCCGGATGGAGCCGCCCTCAGCGTACCACGGGATCGCCGGCGGGTCAGGCCGCGGGGGTGATCTCGATGAGGTACTGGTAGGTCGTGGCGCGGTAGGCAGCGTGCAGGCCGCCGTGGATGGCGCCGAAGTAGGGAGACGTCGTCGAGGCCCTGCTGGACGGTGCGGATGGGCATCGGCGCCATCGCCTCGTACTGGCGGAGGCCGTTGGCGTCGGCGGTGCGGAGCTGCGCGAGGTCGATGTCCGTGCCGCCGAAGTCCTGGAGGCTGGGGACGATGTTGACCTGGGTGATGCCGTAGACCTGGAGCTGGTTCTGCAAGACCATCGCCGCGTCGATCGGGTAGCCCGTCGAGGTGGTGATGGGGCGCACCAGGCAGTTGATGATCCGCTGGGTCACGTCGAGGATCGTGGGGCGGAACATGCCCAGCGACAACTCCGGCACGGTCTGCAGGAACTTGATGAAGTCGACCATGTTGTCCTCAAACGCGCTCGTCCCGTAGACCAGCGCAGACGTCGCGCGCAGGCAGGGGATCGTGCGGAGCGACCAGAGCGCGGTCCCGGCGGGCGTCGAGACCAGCGCGTTCTCGATCGCGTTGCGGAGGACGAACATCGCCGCGTCGCTCTTGAGGGCCTGCGGGTTCACGGCGTAGTTCGGCGAGGTCGCCATCTGCGCCTGGCGCCAGTTCATGGTCGTCGAGGTCCAGACGAGCTCGGGCGTCACCGAGAACTCCGACTCGATCGTGTAGTCCGAGGTCGGCACGCGGGTGTCACCGGCGCGGCCCCATGCCACGGTGCCGGTGATGTTGTAGTAGTCAAAGCGGACGGTGTCGGTCCAGATCGGCAGCGACACCGACGCCAGCGACTCGCGGAGCACGAGCGGGCGAAGGACCGGGGCGATCGGGGCGCCGTTGACGAAGGTGTTCGCGTCGGGGACCGTCGAGGCGGCGTCGGCCATCGGGGTCCAGATGGCGTCGGCCATCGGGCGCATGTTGAGGCCGTAGCGGAGCTGGTCGCGGACGACCGCAGACGCTTGGGTGCCCTGCTTGATGCCAGCGACCTCGATCAGGCCCTGGTGGTAGTCGATGGCCAGCGCGTCAGCCATGGGGATCCGGACATCGCGCGGCATGCCGCGGGCGATCGCCGTCGCTCGACCACGCTGCTCAGCCTGCGCGATGTGGCGCGCGAGCTGTGCTTGGCTGATCTGCGGAGTCTGCACCGAAGGGGATGGGATGAACATTCGGATCTCCTCAGATCGTGACGTAAGCGAGGGTGGTGTCGAGGGTCTCGGCCCACGCGAAGCGGACCGGCTGACCGTTGACGCGGACGGGGGCGGCGGTGGGGCTCGGCGTGGGCGTGGCCCGGCCGAGGTTGAGGCCAGCCGCCGTCTCGACGTAGACCTGGGCGCCGCTGGTGATGCTGGCGTCGGATGCGATCTCCGCCGCCCAATCCCCGAGGCCGCCGAGGACGATGGGCACCGGGCGAGGCTTGCCGTCGTTGACCGTGGCGATCGTGTTGGTCGGCTGGCCACGGACGGGGGCCGTGTCCATCGGGTCGCGCACGAAGTAGTAGGTCGGGATCGCCGAACCCTGGACCGCCGTCGCCGTCATCGCCGGGGAGCCGCCGCCGCCCGTGCCGGTGCTGGTGAGGATGGTCACGCCGATCCAGCCGGCGGGGAGCGTGAGCACCACGTTCGGGCTGGTGGTGTCGACCACCGTCGAGCCGGGGATCGCGGTGACCGTCGCGGCGGTGAGCGCCACGTCGATCGCGGCGAGGGTCGCGGCGAGGTTGGCGCCGGCCGAGGCGGTCCAGGCGATCGGGATCTCGATGCCGTCGGGGTTCTGCGCGGTGAACGTGCCGGAGTAGGTGGCGCCCGCGCCGTGGGTGACGACGTAGGTGATCGTCGACGGGGTGACCGCGTTGATCTCCTGGACGCCGATGTTCGCCCCGGTCCGCGTGGCGGCCTCGACGAAGCGGCCGATCAGGTACGTCGGAGCGTCCGCCGCCGCCGTGGTCGCCGTCTGGGTGAGGTCGGTGCTCGGGTTCGCCGTGAAGCTCACGGTGAAGTCGAACGACGCACCGCCCTGGGTGCCGGTGAGCGTGAAGGCGTTTGAGCCCGCGGCGATCGTGACGATGGCGCCGAGGATGGGGTTGGCCTGCGCCGCGGCGACGAGGCCGGCGGTCAGCTCGGCCTGGGTCGGGCTGCCGTCGGGCGTGAAGCTGAACGACTCGTCGATCGCGAAGCCCCAGCCCGCGGTGACGGCGGCCTGGACGCGGACGGTGTGGATGCCGGCGGTGGCGGCGGTCACGTTGACGGTCGTGACCTGAGCCACGGCGATGTCAGCGGAGAGCGCGCTGGCGGTCTGGAGCGCGAAGCCGTTGCTGACGACGCAGCGGCCGAGGGCAGCGGCGATGACCGCGGCGACGGGGAGGAATGGGTACATGGTCAGCTCCAACCGGGAGAAGTGGGCTTGGCGACGGTGCGCTTGGAGACGTCGTCCCAAGCATCGGCGGCGCGGGTGACGACCGCCGGGCGGGCCTTGATGACCGCGAGGGTGGCGGCCAGGCCGGCGGCGTCGAGGGCGTCGGCTTGGGGCTGGGTCACGCCGCTGCGGACGACGATGGCGCGCTGCAGCTCGACGTGGGTGACCTTGCCGATCTCGATGCCGAGGGCGTCGGCGGCGCGGATGGTGTCGGCGACCTCGTCCATCGTCTCGGAGGGCTCGACCTCGACCTCGACCGAAGCGTCGCCAGCGGGGTCCATCCCCTCGGGCTCGTACTTCGCGCGGAGGGCGTCAGCGGCGGCCTTGTGCCCGGCGCTTTCCTGGGTCGCGGTGAGGAGCATCTGGATCAGCTCCATCAGCGGGACTTCGGCGTCCGCCATCTTCTTCAGGATCTCCGCAGGGATCTCCATGTTCGTCTCCAGTGCATCGGCTTGGAGCCGGGTCACGGCCTGCCGCGGGTTGAGCGTGATCGCGGTGTTCGACGGGTCGACGCGCCGGATCTGCCGGTAGGTGTACCGCGCGCCGTCGACCTCGCCAACCTCGGGGATGTTCTCGCCGTCGTAGGCGGCCGACACTCCGACGACGCCCCGGTCGATGGCGTCGAGGCCGCGCTGGACGTCGATCGCCGCTTCCGCGAGCAGGGCCTGCTGCTCTTCGTCCCACCACGCCTTGATCATCCGGCCGATCGCAAGCCCTTCGATCGTCTCGGTGGTCGGGCCTTCGAGGTGCGGGCGGCCGTCGTCGTCGATGATCGGCGTGCCCACGAGGGCCGCGTGGTACTCGGGGTCCTGGAGCACCTCGGGGGAGGTGTAGACGTCGCCCCAGGAGTACGAGAAGACGCCGGGGATCGCGAGGGCGAGCGTGTAGATCTTGCCGCCCGTGCCCGGGATCGGGCGCGGCGGGGGGAGCGTGAATGCTCGGGGATCGACCCGATCGGCGTGGCGGTGGAGTGGCATGGGGACCGCGTACACCACGCGCACCCCAAACGCAAGAGCGCCCCGGTCCAGGGGAGGATCCGGGGCGCCTGAGCGGGTCTACTGGGTGGGTCTTAGCCCTTCGGGGTCGGCCCATCCATGCCGCCCGTGTCCATCTTCCCCTCGCGCTCCAACCGGGCCAACTCGGCGCGGTCGGCGTCGTTCTCTGGGATGAGCCGCGTAACCGTCGTGATCTTCCCGGTCTTGACGTCGTAGGCTTCGACCTCTTCGCGCTTCATGGCGTCGCTCCCGGTGCCAGAACCATCCACTCGCTCTGCTCGCCAAACCGACCGTTTTTCCAGCCGGGTCCGCCGCTGTGGGCAAGCACCCGATCGGGGCTAACCAGTTGGGTGAGCACCTTCCCGCGGCGGGTCGCGAACTTCTTCGCGACCTCTGGGTCGGTGGTCCACGACTCGATCGCGCCCTGCCCAACGTACTCGGTGGTGATGCCCCGGTAGAGCCGGATGGGCGATCCGCCACGCGCTCGGAGGGAGGCCTGGGTCATGTCGTACTGAAGCCGGACGGCGTCCTGAGCGGCCGCAACGTCGCCGGGGAGGATGTTGAACTTCCGCGACTGGTAGACCTGGCCACCCACGCCGAGTTCGGCCTGCACGGCCTGCTTCATCGCGATGGCGCCCTTCGACTTTGAGCCGTGAACCCAGTCGTCGAGGAACGCGGCGCGCTGGCGCTCCGGCGTGGCGAAGCGGGCGGCGTCCAGCGACACTTCCATTCCGGGGGCGAAGCGTCGACCGGCCGGCGGGGGCGTGACCGGAGCGGTGGGCAGCGTCCGCAGTCCAGGGGCTGGGGTGGCGTTCGGAGCGGTCCATAGGTCGAAGTCCGCCTCGGCCGGGCCCGGCTTTGGCGCGCGGGGCTTCGGCGCGCGGGCGGCTTTCGGCTCTGGGGCATCTCTGCGCGCTGGAGCTACCGGCCCCTGCCACTCCGCCCGCGCCTCCGGCTTCTCGTCTTCGTCGTCGCCCAGGTCGACCACGGGGATCGCGACGCAGCGGCAGTTAGGTGACTGGCCGGGGTGCGCGGGCTCGCCGTAGGGGCCGGCGCCCTCGGGAGGGTTCGCCCAGTCGTGCTCCGTCCCGTCCAGCTCGCGGTGGCGCTCGCGGGTGCGTTGGTCGCGGCTGCTCCGCCACTTGTACCGCGTGATCCCCGCGGCCTTCTGGGTGGACTCGGTGATCTGGCTGTTGAGGCGGGCGATCTCGGTGCGGGCGATCAGATGCGCGTGCCGCTGCCCCACGCCCAGCCTCTCCGCCACGATCTGCCGGAGGTCCGCGGTGAGCACGCCCCGGCGCGCGGCGTCGGCGATGTGCTCGTCGAGGCCGGCGACGATCTCCTGGCCCACCGTCGAGATCAGGTCCGTGCCTTCCTTCGCCCACGCCCTCAAAGCGGCCTGCTCCGCCAGCGTAGGCGCCACGTCGATCCCGACGAGCTCCTCGACGTCGATGCCGAGGCGCTCGGAGAATCGGGTTTGGCTCACCCCGGCGGAGATGACCTGCTTGCGTGCCGTCCGCATCGACTGCCGCGCCGCGGGCTTGTTCGCCCCCTCGATCTCCGGCGGCGTGAGCTGCACGAGCTTCAGCGTCGCGAGGTTCCGGCGGATCTGCGCCGCCTCGATCTGCTGGTTCACCGCGTCGGGCTCGGCGTCGGCGGTGGCGGCGCTCCCGATGGCGGCGAGGATTTGGCGGGCGATCTTGCGGATCCAGCGGTTCACGAGGTGCAGGTACGCCCGCGGCGACGGCGCGCGGTGCTCGTCGATCTTCCAGGCCTTCGCGTCGGCCATCCGCCGAGCGCGCTCCATCCGGAGGGCGGTCACCCCTCTTCGTCCTCGTCGACGTCGAGCGCCGCATCCTCGATCACGACCGGCATGTCCAACTCCTCGTCGCCAGCGAACCGCGCGCGGCACTCCTCGGGCGTGAGGATCGCCGCGCTGACCAGGGTCGCGTCGCGCTGCGCCAGCGTCAGCGACCGCTGCGCCCGCTCTTGTGGCGTCGGGGGCGTCACGCCGGGCCAGTCGAACGCCAGGACGTCGTCGCCGAGGCCCACGCGGTAGAGCTTGCGGAGCCAGGCCTCCAAGCGGCGACGGCGGTACCGGGAGATAAACGCGTCGTAGGTGCGCTGGCCGGCGGCGTCGTCGGTGGAGAGGCCGCCGGGGGAGACGCCGAGGAGCTTGGTGAGGGGGATACCCTCGACCGCTGCGAACGCCTCGTACTGGACGCGGACGCCTTCCGCGAGGCCGGTGAGCGGGGCTTCGAGGCGGTAGGCGGTGTTGTCGCCGGTGAGGAGCGACGTGCCGCGGGTGCTCCGGCTCTCGCCCCAGAGCTGCAGCGCGTCCATCGCTGCCTGCGCCTGGCTGCCGGCCAGGATCCCGCCGCCGCCCTTGGCGTTCAGGACGACCATGCTCTGTTCCATCAACGCCAGCGCCGCCGACCGCTTCGCCAGGCCGAGGTCGCGGGCGGGCTCCCAGTACGCCTGGACCGCGCTGATGTCGTAGCCGAGGAGCAGCGGCATCTGCAGCGTCCGGCTCTTGGGGAGGCCGGGCATGTAGAGGAGGTGCGAGCGGTGGACCGGACCCACCACCACGTTCGCGTTCCCCACGCGGATCGCCTGGACCTGGAGCACCTCGGGCAGCGTCCACGCCGCGGTCTTGATGTCCTGGCACCACGTCAGCGGCGTCGCCTCCAGAGCCATCATCGGGTGGATCTGGAGGATGTTGTGCGGCCCGGGCGGGAGGGGCTGGCTGTAGTCCTTAACCCCCTCAATCACCATCATCGAGTAGCAACCGCCGTAAAGCCGGGCGGTGGATCCGACCTCCTCCAGCACCGACTCCAGGTCGAGGTCGTCGTCGATCTGGCGGGTGACGTCGCGGCGCTTGGCGGTGTCGACGCGCCAGCCTTGGGCGAGGGCGTCTTCGGGGACACCGTAGACCACGCGGCGCAGCATCGCGTCGACGACGCTGGCGGACTCGGCTTCTTGGGGGCTCAGCCACGCCGGGTTCGCCGGGCGGGCGTCGCGGCTCTTGTCGACGCCCAACACGCCGAGGCCGGTGGCGGCGCTGGCGATGCTGTCGGCCTGCGCCATCGTTCGGATCCCTGCGCTCATCCAGTCCCAGGCGTCCACGGCCACCTCTCTCGGGGAGGCTACCCCGCGTCAGCGGCGCGCGCCTCCACGCAGCAACCGCAGAACCTCCGCAGGGTCCACCTCCGCCGCCCCCTGGCGCTCCTGATCCCAGAGGATCACCATCACGTCGGCATCAGCCTCGTCGTCGACCTCGCCCTCTTTGAGCCCGGTCACGGCGGTCATGCGCTCGACGTAGCCGTGCTGCCAGGGCTGGGCCTGCTCGGGCATCAGCCACGATCCAGCCTCGAAGACCGGAGATGCGGCGAGGTAGCAATCCCGCTTGCTCCGCGACTTCTGGACGGGCACGATCCCGGGGATCTCGCGGCTGATGGTCTGGTAAACGGCCTTGCCGCTGCTCTTGGCCTCGATGAGCGTGGCGTGCGGCTTGACCTGGGCGATCACACCGCGCACGAGCGCGAGCAGCTCGGGGAGCTCGACTTGTTGCCGCCACTGGCCAAGCTTGAGGTAGGCCCCGGCGCGGCGCCCGACCCAGGTGAGCACCGACCAATCCCCGGCCCCAGCCGTCTCCGCGCCGTCGAGGGCGAGGACGTGCCAGTCGCAGATCCGGGCGACGTCGGCGGGGTTGCCGGCGTAGGTCTTTGAGAAGAACGTGGGCTTGAAGGTGGAGCCGGCGTCGTCGATGGGCTCGCAGTCGAGGACGGCGGCAGCGAGGCGGGCGCCGAGCTCCACGCGGGTGTCGGCCTCGCCCTCGGGGGTGAAGCCGGGGAGAAGGTACTGGCCGGGCGCGCGGCCCATCCGATCGCCGGGCTTCGCGCGCAGCGGGTAGCTCAGGACCACCGGGGCGCGGCGGGATCCCGCGCTCTCCTTGCGCTGCCGGCCGTGCGGGTCGTCGGAGCCCCAGCGAGAGCCCACGAGGACGATGGCGCCGCCGCGGGTCTGGACGCGGAGGTAGGCCTGGCTCTGCACGAACGACCACGCCTGATCCCGCATCGCCTTCGACGCGTACTCGGTCTGGTTCTTGAGCAGGTCGTCTCCGACCACGAGCCAGAAGGCGTGGCCGTTGAGCCCGCCTTCGCGGCCGCGCGCGGCGAAGCGCACGTTACGGCCCTTGGGGTCGGCGTTCGTGACTGACCAGTCGGCGGAGCTGTCCTTCACGCGCTGGCCGGTGTCGTCGACGTCGTCGGCCTCGTTCTTCTTGCGGCCGAGGTGCGGCCAGACCCGCAGCGCGAGCCCGCTTCGAAGGGCGGCGCGGACGTCGTCGGAAATCCCTTCGGCGAGGCTCGCGGCGTAGCTCGCGACGGCGGCGTTCTGGCCCTTGCTGGCGACGTGCCAGGCCATCCACAACGCCACGAGGTGCGTCTTCCCGACCTGCGTCATCACCTCGACCTGGAGCCGGATCTGGACGATCGGCTCCTTGGCGAGGAACGCCCGCTCCGCCTCCACGAGCTGCTCCGACACGCTCTGGAGGTACTCGGCGGCGTTCCGCTGCCAGTCGTAGAGCTCTGGCCCCGCGAGCTCGCACCACGTCACGAGGTCCACGCGCGCCCGGCGGATGCGCTGCTCCAGGCGCAAGGCGGCGAGGGCCTCGGTGGGGGTCATGCGCTCGCGACTTCCATGTCACCACCCGCCGTCGTCACCAGCAGCACCACCCCCGGCGCCGTCGGGATCTCCAGCCCCCCGACCGACGTCACGTCATCCACGAAGACGAGAAGCGCGTCGAGCCCAGCAGCGGCCCGGAGTCGCAGACGAAAGCCGGCGTCGGCGGCGACGCGCTCCCCGTGGCTGGCGAGGTACCACGGTCTCCCGTTGATCTCGACCCTCGTTTTGCCTTCGTGGTCGATCACCCGCATCGCGTCCCATCCGAGGCTCGCGAGCTTTGAGCCCAGCGCGAGCGCCGGGGCGCAGCGCACCGTCACCAGCCAGCCCTCGGCGGTGGCAAGGAGCGCCTCGGCTTGGGTGGCGTCGGCTTCGGCGGCAGTCGCTGCGGCCTCAGCGCGGGCGACGGCGGCGAGGTGGTCGGCGAGGCGGGTGGCGGCGCGCTCGGCGCTGGCGATCGTCTCGGTGGCTTGGGTGGTGTCGGGGGCCTCGGGGCGCGGGCGGAGCGGCTCGGGGTCGGTGGGGCGGGCGCCGAGGGCTTCGACGCGGGCGTCGTGGGTGGCCCAAGCGCGGGAGCTGGCGCGGGCGGCGTCGAGGGCTTCCTGGGCGCCGCTGGCGTAGATGGCGGAGACGGGGGTGGGCTCGGCGTGGACCTCGGGGCGCTTGCCCAGGTCGGTCACGCGGCTGTTGTAGCGTGCCCAGGCTTGGGCGCGGTCCATCGCGGCGAAGGCGTGGTCGGGGCGCGGGGCCTGCGCGGCGCTCCACGCGTCCCAGGTCGCCCACACGGCGGCGTGGTCGGCGTTGCGCTTCTCCGCGTCCTCGGCGGAGCGGTTCGCGATCTGGCACGCCTTCGCGCCGGGACACGGCGTGGCGGTGGAGAACGCTACCCAGTCGCGGGCAAGGATCGGCTGGGTGGGCCGCGGCGCGCGCTCTTGCTCCTCCCACGCGGCGATGGCTTCGCGGGCGGTGTCGACCTCGTCGGCGGTGGGGCCTGGCTCGGAGGGCTCGACGAGGCCGGCGGCGCGAGCGTCCCACTCGGCGGCGGCGCGGGACGCCAGCGCGTGAGCGTTGCCGGCGGCGCGGGCGGCCTCGACGGCGCGGGCGGTGGCGTCGTTGGTTGCGCGCTCGGCCCCGGCCGCTTCCTCCAGATCCGCCGTCACCAGCACCCGCTCAAACCCCGGCGCGACGATCGCATCGCGACGACGCTGCCAGTCCGCGACGGCAGCCAAGCCGGCGCGGTGCTCGGCGTCCTCAGTGCGCCAGGCGGCGAGGTCTTCGACGGCGGCGGCGCTGGCGGCGAGGAGCGCGCGGGCTTCGGCGACGGCTTCGTCGATGGGTCCAGCCGGGGGCGGCGTCGTCGGCACGGCGGAGCGGAGGCCGCTGGCGCGACCACGGGCGGTGCTGGCGTCGCGGCGAAGGGTGGTGACGAGCGTGGCGGCGGTCTTCTCCTCGCGCGGCGCGGTCTTCGGCAGCTCCGCGAGGAGGTCGGCGGCGGTGGGGCCGGGGAGCATCCGGTCGAGGGCGGCGCGGAGGGCGAGGCCTCCCTGGGCGCCTTCGAGGAGCGAGATCCAGCGCATCGGGAACATGACCAGCCCCGCCGCCTCGGGGTCCTGGTAGTGCTTCGGGAGCGCGGCGCGGAACTGCTCCTCCGTGCCGCCGGGGGTGGGCGTGCCGTCGACGACTATGGCTCTCGAGGTGCCGCGGCGGCCGGCGCCGTCGAAGGATGCGCCGCCGGTGCCGCTGACCATGCCGGCGTCGAACTTGGCGCCGGTCGCGTCCTGGCCCCAGAGCGCAAAGGCGATGGCGTGGAGGAGCGTGGACTTGCCGCTGGTGCTCGGACCGCTGATGGTCGTCACGGCGGTGGGGTCGAACTCAACGCTGCGGTCGGTGTGCGGGCCGATGCCCTGGATCCTGAGCTTCATGGCGCCTCCGTTGTGTGGCACCACTCGACTAACCGCTACCCTCCGCAGCGTCAACGCCCAACCGTCGAAGCGCCTCCCGAGCCTCGATCTGCGCCACCGCCGCGGCGAGGGCCTCGTCGCTCATCCCGGCGACGACGTGGCTGGCGTGGACGTGCTCGATCGGGGCTTCGGGGTTGCCGCTGTGGCGGACCTCGACGGGTTCGCGGGGAAGGCCGACTTCGAGCAGCGTTCGCGCCGCCGTCACCCGCGCCGCCGACGGGTTCTTCTTGTCGCGGTGGACGTCGATCAGCGTCCCCACCGCGCCGGGCATCGCGCGGACCACGGCCTTGCGAACGGCGTCCTGCGCGTCCTGCTGCACGCTGTCCATGTACGCTTTGACGTGCGAGCGGGCGAGGATCTTCCAGACCGTCGACTTCGCCCGCGGCGGGTCCATCGCCTTCCCGATCGCTTCGAGCTGCGTGCCCAGGAGGCGGGCCTCGGCGCAGGCTAGCTCCTCGGCGTCTAGGGTGGTCTCATCCATCGAGCGCCCCCGATCCGGCGTCGATGCCGGCCTCTTTGGCGTAGCGGGTCCAGCGGCGGCGGATGACGTCGCAATACCTCGGATCCAGCTCGATCACCCGGGCTACGCGGTCGGTCTGGGCGCAGGCGAGGAGGGTGGTTCCGCTGCCGCCGAATGGGTCGAGGACGGTCACGCCTTCGGGGACGAAGCCGACCGACCAAACCATCACCTTGAGCGGCTTCTGGGTGATGTGCTCCTTTGCCTCCCCGCTCCAATGGTGCTGCAGGACGCGCACGAGCGGGCTGCAGTTCGTCCATGCCAGCTCGGCCTCGGCGAATGAAAGCCCGTCGTTCTTCTTGTGCCAGACCAGCCACTTGGCGGACGGTGGCAGGTCGCCGAAGTAGTTCCCGCCCCACACCACGACGGCGGGCGCCACCTCGAGCAGCCATGCGACGGGCGGGGCGGTGGTGTCCCACTCGGTTGTGCCGCGCTGGGCGTCCACACGGCTGCGCCACGCCTTATCCTTCGCGCCCATGCCAAACTTCGACGCGTCGATCCCATACGGCGGATCCGTCACCACCGCCCCGACGCCAGCGCACGCCGCAGCCCGGATCGCCGGGTCGGTGTTGTCGCCGCACCAGATCCGATGCACCCCCAACTCGTACACCTCCCCCGGCTTGCTGTGGACCTCCACCTGCACATCGGGGACGTCGTCGGTGGCCTCGGGCGCCTCCTTCGGCTCCGCGAGCATCGCCGCCAACTCCTCATCACCGAAGCCCAGCCCGCTCGGGTCTTCGATCTCCCGGAGCATCGCAACCAGCTCGGCGTCGTCCCACTGGCTCTGCTTGGTCATCGCGTTGTCCGCGATGGTCAGCCGCGCCGCCGTCTCATCATCCACCTCGACGAAGCGGACGGGAACGAAGCCCACGCCGGGCGCGTCGGGCAGCGTCCACGCCGAGTCCATCGCGAGCGCCGCCAACGCCGCGAGGCGCCGCCGGTGCCCGGCGAGGATGCGGAGGTCAGACCGTCGCGCGACCAGCGGATCCGTCCAAACCGACGACGCGACCAGAGCCCGAAGCTCCTCGATCTCGGCGTCGGT